GGCTCCCGTAGTTTTCTCAACTGGCAGAGGGGCAACATTGGGTATGCTGGGACTGTAAAGAATATGCAGTTCTTCAGTACCTCACCCAAGATGTCTTTTTTGCCTACTGCTCCTTACGCAGACATGCTAGGAGTGCCTACGAAGAACGCCGATGGAGAGTATCTTTGGGGTGTACCCGATTTTCGGGCTCACCCTGATGAAAAATCTCCAATGGGTTATTATTCCCCCTACCACAAGTGGGCGGAGAAGGCATTCCAATCAAGCCCCGTTATGCATGTGGAGAGAGTAGAGAAGGCTGTGGAAAATTTCTGGGAGAAAATATCCGACGCTGACATTAAGTGGGAAGCGAGACCTTTAGATATTACCAGCGTTTGCGCTGGTGATTCCGAGGTGTCATCGCTCCACAAAATGAATGCGAAGGCCTCAATGGGCTTTGGCTGGAAAGGCAAGAAAAGCGACCACATGTACCCCATCTCAACTGACCAGGCTCCTGACGGGAGAATGTTAGATGACGATGTTCTGGGACATGTTATGGAAGTTTTAAAGATTTACTCCGCTGGAGAGACTGCTTGCCCTATGGCCAAAGGTTCACTGAAAGTCGAGGCCCGACCTAGACAAGAGGATGGTTCCATCAAGCCCCCACGGGTTTTTTGTGCAACTCCTATCAGTGATGTTGTGATAGGCAGAATGTTTTTACTGCCTCTTACAAACCTAATGAGGGAAGACCTAAAGTCGTTCGAATGTGCTGTTGGAATTAACGCCACCTCTAAGGATTGGGGTAAGTTCCGCAAAATATTTGAGGATTTGGGTGTGCTACTTCAGTGTTTTGGAGCCGATATTAGCGGCTTTGACACTAGAATGTTGCTTTCAATCAAACATGGTGCAATGACTATCATCATTCGTATGGCCGAGAAATGCGGCTGGAGTGAAGATGAGTTAACCATCTTACGCGCCTATTTGACTGATCGCTTGTGGCCCCACATCATCATTGAGAACGACATATTAGTCTGCAAGAACATACAGATCAGTGGTCAGGTAGCTACAGCCGAGTTTAACTCGCTGTGCCTATCTATTATCTACCGTCTGGTGTTTGACCTGATCAAGGAAAATTACAACCCAACAGCGAACTTCAACAAGGAGGTCGCTCTTGGCGTATACGGAGATGATTCTAAGGCTGGACCACGATTAAAGTGGTTTGACCAGAAAAATTTCTGCCAAGGTTGTAGTTACTTTGGTATTAAGGCCACGACAGCTTCCAAGTCAACCGAATTTGGTAGCTTTGTCCCGTTCGACGGAGAAGAGTTTTTGCATCGCACTTGGCGATGGGACGAAGAGTACCAGGTGTATTGTGCCCCCCTTGCTTTAGAAAGCATGGCACGATCCCTCGTACTCAACAATACGTCCCAAATTGGTGAGAAGATGCAGGCCCTAGAGTCAGCTCGTAGTATAAATTACGAACTCGCTCAGCATGGCAGGGAAGTATTTGAAGAGAAGATGGTAGCACTCAAGAAAATTCTAGAGTCAGCCGGTTTGCTCGATTTACTTCTAAGCTCCCCTTTTAAATCTTATGATGAAATTATGGAGAGTTGCTATGGTTCTCCCCCGTAAGCCTGAACACAACAACAACATTTACCCTTACATTAACCTTTGTTAACTACATTTACACTTACATCATCTTCAGCTTACTAGAACGCACACATTACATCACCCACTATGGCGGACGTTGACGACACCCCTGCTCCGCATGTTGAGCAAACGGTGACGTTTAACGACGCCACGCAGTCCGTCGAGGCAGAAGCGCCCACGGCTATAGATCAAACCTATGCAATATCAGGTGACGGCGAAGTCACTTTAGGTTCATTTCTAGCTCGTCCGGTGCGCATTCACACCTTCGATTGGACTCCAACTGCCGCTCTTACGAAAAATTTTAATCCATGGGAAGATTTTCTGACTAATCCGTTAGTGATTGACAAATGGAGAAACTTTGCTTATTTGAGAGGCAACCTCAAGCTCAAGATAGTCATCAACGGCTCACCCTTTTATTATGGGCGAGCAATAGTTGGCTACTTACCGCTGGATCAAGATAATATACCCTGGGACGTTCTCAACTCCCATGGGGTATCAAACGCTCAATTCACTGACTACGCGCGAGTAAACTACTTGTCGCAATGTCAGAGCGCTTATATTGATCCTTCGACCTCTAGTTCCGTAGAAATGGAGCTTCCTTTTATCTGCCCGCGCAACGCTTTACGCATGTTTAAGCTTGCAAACAGCGGTGCCGCTGACGTTCCGGTGTCAGATTTGACCGATCTTACTCAGATGGGTCGTATTCACGTACACCAGATCAACCCTTTGCAACAAGGTAACACACCTGAAGCAGGGGTTGATGCCAGAGTCACCGTTAACGTTTTTGCGTGGATGGACAATGTGGAACTATCAGTTCCCACCGATCAGAGAGTTATAGCTAACCCTACTGCCAAAGTATCACTCAAGCACGAGGGTAAGCGCACTAAGGTTAACATGATGACCGGTAATAAAGAGGAGGCGGAAGCTGCCCAGGGCACTGTATCAGTCTCTGGAGTGGCTTCAGCTTTTGAGGATTCACTTAGCCGTTTAAGTATGGTCCCTATTATAGGGCCATTTGCAACGGCCGGCTCTATAGCTTCTGGCGCTATGTCGCGCATTGCTAAAGTGTTTGGTTATTCCCGACCAAATCAGTTGGCTGATACTATGTATTACCAACCGGAGCCGGTTCCCAAGTTTGCCTCCACTATTGGAGCTTTCCTGGGAGCTAAACTTTCTGTAGACCCTTTGAACGAGGTAACAATTGACCCGCGAGTCGGGAATTTTGATTCCACGGATCAGTTGACTATAGAGAGTTTTGCCAAGCAAGAGTCCTTTTTGACTTCATTCTCTTGGTCTCAAGATGGTAGCGGTAGCGGGTTTAATACTTTATTCCGCTGTGCTATTGCCCCATCCTTGTACTCCTTAGCCGCCCTACAGTCGCCGCCTGGCGGCCAAACTGGTCGACTCATGCAGCCCACATCTGTGGCGTTTGCGGCCAATCCTTTTAAGTATTGGAGAGGAACACTGAAGGTTCGCTTTCAGGTTGTTGCTTCCCAGTACCATAGAGGTAGGTTGGCTGTGGCGTACGAGCCAAACATCGGTCAACAAGAGCTGTTGAATCAGCAAGGTCCACCAGATTATAATGGACGCAAGATCCAAATCTTTGACCTTCAAGAGTTCGACGGCGTTGAGATCGAATTCCCGTGGGCACAATCAGAAATGTTCTGCAAAGTGCCAAGCGTTGAATTCCTCGAGAACATGATTGATTTTCATCCTATGTATACACCTTCAATCAACAACCTCTATACTCCCGTTTTGGGAGCTGGAGATGGAGCTGGATACGCCAATGGATTTTTCGAAGTTCTCGTGGTTAACGACCTAACCGCGGCAATCCCTGATCCTCCTCCGATCGCTATTAACGTTTTCGTTAGTATGCCTGATTTGGAGGTGGCTTGCCCGAGTGATAACTCAGTGGGCTCCCCCGCTTATATGTCGCCCTCGCGTATGCAGGCTGATGAAGCGGTGGAGGCCATTGTGGAGGAACCCGATGCGGCGTTGTCCCTCAAATTTGAGGCTGACACCGTCACTGGCAAGTTCGATCACGACATGGGGGTGAAGGCAGAGATGCTACATGACAAAGCAGTAGACCAGGTTTTCCAGGTCTGCTTTGGCGAACGCGTCAAGTCTTTCCGCTCCCTGTTGAAAAGACCACAGACTCTATTTCTCCTCAATGGGATAGGCTCTACATTTGAGAATTACTACTACATGAATGTACTACCTAAAAATACCAGGTACTACAAGTGGAGTAAACCAAGCTGGGCCGATCTCAAGAGAGACTACGAAGTTGATTTGTTTGATTACATTCGCAACGCTTTCGTAGGTATGAGAGGAGGTTTTAGATACACATTTGTACCTTACAATTGGAACAGTGGTTTACGGGCTATGTCCGTTGACCGTTACCAGAACAGTGAGGAAGACCCATCATCGTATTTTCCGGGGAGCAACAGTAATCGCTCCGTTCCGGTTAATCACTTGGGAACTCATTATGCAATTATGGCATCTAATCCATCTCTCAGCTTTGAGAGTCCCTACTACGACAGCTCTCGCTTTGTGTCAGCTCAGGGCAATAAGCTCAATAGCATGGCTATCTATCCTCACTCCGATGAGGTGGAGAGAGTGAGAGTTGCTGCGTACGTAGATGGCACTCCTGCATTCCGCATTAATGTCACAGCCGCTCCGGCTGATGATTTTACTTTTGTGGGACGTGTAGGAGCGCCTCCGGTCATCCGACTGTGGGCAACTTAATTTACTAATTTTAATTTACTACCCAAAAGGGAACCGTACCCTGAAGACGGCAATTACTTATTTAGAAAAGAAAAAATTAGAACACTCTAATGGAGGATAAACGAAATAAAAACCCCAGCTGGGACGAAGCTGGGGGCTACGTGGTCGTAGTAAATAGTCCCACGCGAGTCAGGTCGCGTGTATGCTGTGAACAGTGCCCAAATTACCAGGGCTTAATACTTTGGTGGTCTTAGCATGGACTAGAAACATTGTACCCATCGCACTTCGGTGTTCCGCTTCAATGGCGTGAATAGTTTTTTCGTAAAACTGCATCATGGGTGCAGTCTTATGTTTTTCATCTATCATGCGAAATTTGAAGTGGTCCGCCGAGCCTCTAGCTATGAGCTAGGTGTCGG